TTTTGAAGTGCCTTTAGGTTATTTCACTTTCTAATTTAACTGCTAAGTCTAAGCCCTAGTCTTAGCTGATCCATTTCATGCAACTTTCCTATTTTCTCATCTAAATCACAAGGATTTAGTCTGATATATTTATCGTGCCTTATGAAAGACTCTTTCGGAAGTCCGGACTTTTGCCATTCTTGTATAACGTATTCTGGAGGATTGTCGCCCCTGTTTTGGCTTGTAATCTTCAAGCAAATTATAAATGCTGTATTGTTATTTATAATTAAAACCGGTCGTCTTTTTATTTCAGTACTATCCTCATATCGAACCCTTGCCCAATATATGTCCCATCTTTTAATAGTCATATTCCTCCGGAAGCACTAATACATCATTTTCATCCCTGTACCCTACTATGTCGTCCTCTGGTATTTCAAATTCAGGCATCTCAATGCTAGGAAGTTTGTTAAAATATCCTTCAATTAAATCATTAGTGATTCGTATATTTCTCTTATAAGGGTCGTAGACCTGACTCCAAGGAGTACCGTCCTTGTGCGTTAAGTTTTTTAATGCTTCTCCCGTATACTGACCGTATACCCTGGCAACATCAACTAAGAGTTCTTTTTCTTCCTCGCTAAACTTATCACTATTAAAGTCTTTAGGAAGCATGCTTATTGGCTGATTACAATAGCCTTTAAACGTATGATACACAGAAGGGACAACAGGCCCATATTGCCATGCTTGAATTTCATCAGCAAATAGTGGCTTTGAAAACCTTTGCAGGCAATGACCTTGTGCGTAGAACAACAATTTATTCATTTTGAGGTTCGTTAGTTCATTTTCCTTATTTGGCATAAGATAAATAAAGAAATTTGCAACATCAACTGCATTCAACATAATTCATCTCCCTCCTTCTTTGTAGTAATATACCACAAAAAAGATGGGAAACGCAACTTTTTTTGCATTTATGCAAAAACATCTTGCAACACAAAAGACGCCCAATCCGAGCGCCTTTTGCGAGTTATTATATGAGAAATAATTTGAGGAAGCCACAATTCCCTTTTCGCTAAATACAATATATCACATCAAAAACGTGAAATGTGTGAAAGTTTCAAGATACAAGAATCAGCTTTTTACTGGTTACAATATATCACACTTTTTTGTTGCATTTGTTGCAAGTTTCTTTAATCTCTTAGATACTGTAGTTCTGTCGCAATGCATGACATCTGCCACTTCCTCCTGCGAACGCTCCTCTATGTAGTACATTCGAAGTATTGTCCTCATGTCAGGGTCGCCTATAGCTTCTATCTCCTTTTCTATAGCCTCAATTAGCTTGCTAATTTCGTCTAGCTTGCGTTTTAACCGTCTCTCCCTACTCGATATACCCTTCCAGTCAAAATCGACTCCTACAAGCGTTTTGGGAATTCCTCGACCACTCCTATAGTCTTTGTAGTAGTCTGTGACTATTTCCGGCTTAGCGTGGTCGATAGAGTACTTTAACCCCTCTGCTTCTCGTCGCAATGCTTTAAGCTGCTTAATCTGTTCGTAGTCTATCATGGCTATCACCTCGCTCCGTTCTTCCCTCCTCGATTCGCTTTATTTGTCTATCGATTTTGAAAAACTTTGCATGCTCTACGCGCTCATTAATCCCTAGCAAATATTTGACTTGTGTTAACATGATCTCTACGTCAGCGACTTCCTCAATCAGATTGGCAAGAAATCCGCTTTCGTGCTCATACCTCTCGAATTTGTTAAGAGCTTGTATGAGTTCGGCCAATTCTTCTATCAGCATGTCCTTCTGACCCATTTATCCATAGTGATCTGCAATATATTTCATTGCTTTCGTTCTATTACCCATTACCTGCTCCTATCTGTTATCTGTATGGCGAACTCTCTGGCCATAAAACTTCTATGCCGTTCTTTAGTGCGTATAAGTGCTCAGTGCAAGCGCCTTTTGAGTGCACCCAATTGTCCAGCATGTAGATGTGCGTTGCCTTATCCAAGAGCCTTAAGCATATCACCATGTAGTCATCCCAATCGCAGACCTCTGGCAATACTATTTCAGCTGGGTTAATAATCTCTGCCCCAGGATACTCGTCAAAGAGTTTTATTTTTGCCTCGTTAAAAGTCTTCTCGTAGTCGTCATAGTCGGTAATCCTACCGCTGATGTATATTGTCATTTTTTGCATTGTTTTTCCTCGCCTTTCTTTGCTTCAGTCATTTTTGATATTAACTTTGCTATATTAATTCCAACCTTAGTCAATTCAGCATCTTTGTATATAAGTCCATTCTGATTTAGCCTTGCCAGCGTGCCTCTCGACACTGCTCGCAAATTGCTTGGATCAAAGTTTCTCGTATCTCCATCAAGAAATATTACCGCGTGATTCTTAGGGATTGGACCATGACTCGCTTCGTAGACCAGCCTGTGCTTTTGCACCCAATTAACTGACTTCTTTGCATTTTTTATGTCATTAACCTTAACCCACACATATCCATCTAAGTTTTTTTCTGTTCCAATAGGATCAGTGTTCTGAGGCATTCTCCCTGGCTTAAACATTGTTGGTTTTAATCTTTTGTATACGTCCGCAGGCATTTTTTTGCCTTTGTTTGGAGGAATAATACCTTTTCCAAATTGGCCAGTCCTTCCAGTATTTAATTTGTGATTCGCGATATAGCTTTTAGGGAAACTTTTAGACATCTTGCGTCCGAACCTTGCCTCAAAAGCCTCTTTTATCTCTTTGTAAGAATGCCCTGGGACAAATTCTCGCATAAAAGCATGCTCTTCTTCCGTGTACTTAGTCATGGGAATTACCTACAAGCATCTTAGGGACTTTCAAATCTGCGTTCATGTGGTCGTCCATGAATTTAGTCGCTTGCAAAGTCACATTTGCATTTTCTATGATATTCTTAGCAATATTGCTAATTCCGGATGCCCTTTGCAATTCTTCTGCTAGAGCCTCTCCCTTTAACTCCTCATCGCCAAGCCTTTCGATCTCAGCGAAAAGATGGTTGTTTAAATCTAATAGCGTGTTTTTCATTTCTGTTCCTTCAAAATATCGTTATTCCTCTGTGTCTTCTTGTAGCACCATATACAGAGATTAACTTCCTTGTTGCCGATTACTGCACTATATTTGCCATACTCGTTGATTCGTTTTCCACATAGCCTGCATTTCATCTTCTACCTCCCGTACTTGATCATGTCGTCTACTAGCTGCCTTATGTCGTGACCAGTCATGTCTTTCGTTCCGTCTATCATCTGATTGACCGTGCACCTCTGGTCCCATACCTCTCCGAGCAGACTCATGTACGCTTCGAGGAAATATCCAATGCGTTTCTCTCTCCAGCCGTACACTGTCCATAAAACTCGCACCATGATTGATATGTGCAGCAGGTTTTGTAGTTTTATGATTTCAAAACGTGGCACCTGCTCGATTGGTCTTTTTTGCTTTTTGCTTTTCTTAGTTCGTATCATTGTCCAGCTCCTCTACTCTGATCCAAATGCCTGGTATCACTGCCCAAAACTTTTCGCATATCAGACTTGCTACCTGCGCATCATCTTTCCAAAAGCCCAGGGCAGTCATGCAGTCTTGTAAAAGCTTGTTTGAGTTATCTAGATCAGGCTTAGTTATTTTCCACTCACCGTCCTTGTGCTTGCCCTTTATTGGAAAACACCATTTCACTACGAGCCTTACCGGACCTATTGCTTTTCGATTGGGTCTAAATTTTGCCAGGTGAGCTTTTAGTTTTTGCCTTACTGCTTTTAGTTCCTCATCTTCGTAAAATCTAATTTTTCTATCTGAGCAAATTGTCGCTCGTTTTTCTTGATGTGTTTTTGTTGGCGGAATCATCGCCATAAAAAATTCAATCATGATAATCAATCCCTTTCCAAGTATTTGTTTCAGAGTCGTATTCAATTAATCCTTTTCTTCTTGCCATATCAAAAATTTTTTGCAACACTTCCGGCTGTGAACAAATCCATTTTGCAGCTTCGCTTTTTCTTATATCGAATTGCATATTTATTTTTTTATGTCTCAACATAGGCATATATTTTGCTGCGTTTAAAAAGTCATAGTTTAAATTATTTCCAAATTTCATTTTTTACCTCCTCTCGCGCGGTGCATGTATGACCACTCCTATGTGTGGGCGGGGCGTAAGCATAGCGCCCCACCACATAGGGTGTGTACATGCTTGCATGGGGGGTGTGTAAACACCTATATATAATATAGAGGTGCACCCCCCCGGTCTGAACAGTGTACTCGACCGTAAAATCGTAGGTGCACCCACCAGTGTGTGCTCACCTATTTTTTATGGTTTGCTACACCCCTCAGCTTTACGCCTGATGTATTTTTCACCGCCAACTTCCCCATAAGTTTCATAGCGTTTTTTGTACTCAGGCCGAGCCTTTTTTCCGTTACCAAACCATAGTCCTATTTGTTTGTGCGATGCTAAACCTAAAGCTTCTGCAAGGTCAGATAACAGCACCTCGCCATCCATTTCGAGATTTGTAAATGCAATTTCAAATTCGTTTAGCTGCTCTTCCTTTTGCTCTTTAGCATTTTTTCTTCGCTCTTCTATAGCTTTTTTCCATGTTGGCTGAGCCGATTCTATATCTATGTCGGTGAGAATACCAGCCTCGTCAACCTCGTGCTTTGGATATCTAAACCACATGTTTACCGGCTTAAACTTTGCAAATTCTCTGAGCGTTCCGCTTACTCTCCAAGCGCTCAATGTCCTGATTTCGTCTTCAACTTTGTTACATTCTATAGAACACTTGAGAAGTGCACTTTGCGTTAGCGCTCTGTTTGCATGGCTTGTAATCTGAGGTAGGCTCAAGGCGTCGTCTAATCCAACATGCTCGTCATAATAACCTGGATTGCTTGAGCGAATAGCCTCATCAAATACCTTGCACTTAGCCTGGTTAAGCTGCATTGAATATATTTCCTCCGTAAGCTCTAACTCTATAAGGTCTATGAGTGCGTCAGGGTCTCTTGCGAATACTCCGCTGCCTGATGCCCTGTCTAGGCTCTTTTTATTGCCCTGGGCGCCTTTTGAGTGATGGTGGCAGTAAATTACGCTTGAGCCAAGTTCCGTCGCCACCTTGTCAAATTGGTTCGTAAAATGAGCCATCTGATCTGCGCTGTTTTCGTCGCCTGTAAGGACTTTATAGATAGGGTCAATGATAACTGCTATGTAACCCTTTTTAAGCGCTCTACGAATCAATTTAGGCACTAATTTGTCCATTGGTACTGTTTTGCCTCTTAGATTCCAAATATCAATGTTGTTAATGTTTTGAGGCTTTATTCCAACCGCGTTGTAAACGTCCTTGAATCGGTGCAAGCAAGATGCTCGATCTAGCTCAAGGTTGACATATAAAACTCTGCCCTGGCTGCACTGCCAGTTTAGCCATTTAGTCCCCTCTGCTATCGCTATACACATCTCTATGAGAGCAAATGATTTGCCTGCCTTTGATGGTCCAGCGATTAGCATCTTGTGGCCTTGTCTTAACACTCCATGTATCAGCTCGGGCGCAAGTTCAGGCATGTCATCCCAACACCCCTCTAGTCCTTCAGGATCAGGCAAGTCGTCGTTCAAATCTTCTATGTATTTGTACCAATCCTCGTAACTGCTTTTGCCTATGTTTGTATCTATAAGAAACTGCTTTCGGCCTTTGCGCATTACTCCAGGCATTCTAGATAGCCTCGAAGGGTTTCTATTTTGTGCGTCTATGTCTAGTCCGTTTTTCTTACAAATCGAGTAAATGTAATCTACTCTTTTGCGATACTCTTCATAGTTGTTCGCATCCACTTTGACGATTGCGTGTAAGGATTTCCCTCCAGACGATACAAGGCAAGCTACAGGAAGCTCAAGCTCTCTAATGATTGCATTTTGCTTTTCTAGTTCCATGCTGTCCGATTCGACGAGCGTGTACCTATAGTCTGTCACATTCTCGTTTTTAACGCCCTTGCCATCTAGTGGGTTAAATCTTATCCATGCACCAGCTTTCTCTTTGTAGTCCCCTATGACAGCGCCTATGTCGCCGTTGCATTTTGATAGTGCTTCGATGAGCTGTCCTGCTGTTCGGTCGTATGAGCCTTTGCCTGGCATGTACTTGTCGTCTTTCTCCCAAACCTCTGTTACGTAGCCAACATTTTCAGTACTTTCAAAGAGTGTCTCCAGATAAGTAATCAATTCTCTAACAGGATTCCACTGCGTGTCATCAGGTTCGTTTATTTCCTTAACTTCAAGCCAAGCCTCATCGATGAGTTTGTAGTCTTTTCCTATCTCGTCATCCCAGTTTAGCTCGTGTGACGTTTTCTCCGGAGGAGTCCAGCCTTGCTCTATAGCAAGCTGAAATATTGTTCCTCCGGTCACAGGTGTTCCATTGCCTGTGAATCCATCCCATTTCTTAAAGCATTCCCCTTGATGGTACCTTTTGCTGTCCTGTGCACTCCATGAATCCCAATCAGATGCTGTATAGCCTTCCTGCTTAAGCGCCATGCCTACGTTCACCCATTCCTGATAGTTCAAGAGCGATGGATTTATATGTTGTAATAATTCAAGATGGTTTCGTTGCATCTTTATTCTCCTTATGATGGTCTATACTCTGCAGGATTAATGCTGTTAGGAACTCTCCATCCATTAGCAGCGATTCGGTCTATCATGTGTTTAGCAGATTGGAATTGCCACATGCCTACATGCTTAAACCCTTTCCCCTCAAGGAATCTAATCTGCTTAGGTGTTGTGAGCCCTTCGTCTCTGCGTTTGCTTAGCCTATCTAAAATCATCGAAGCCTTGCCAGCGTTGTCAATTGTGTCAGGGAATATTCCGCACTTTTCAAGTGCTTTAATCTGCTTGTTCGATGGCGGTGCCATTTCCCAACCAAACGAAGGGATGTATGTTGACAAATCTTCTGCCTGTATGCTCATTTCAAACTGTAACGGATCTACAAGCTTGCGCTTGCGTCTTCTCATTTCCTCTAGCTGCTTAGCAAGAGCCTCTTCTCTTTGCGCCACTACATCCGATGCAGCCTTTTCTTCGGCTTCTTCGATGTCGATTGCAACTCCTGCAGCAACCTCCATGTTTTCGGTCATCTTCTTAGCGACTTCCTCATTTTCACAAATAAGGCTTGCTGGATGGCAAAGCTCATGTCTTTCTGTGTGCCATAGGAAGTCAAGTAATAGTAAGTCCTCTTTTCCTGGATATAACCTGGTTCCTCTACCGACCATCTGTGAGTAAAGTGATCTCACTTTTGTTGGTCTTAGGACGACAATGCAGTCGACAGATGGCTCATCCCATCCCTCTGTTAATAGCATCGAGTTGCATAGCACGTTGTATTTTCCTTTGCTGAAATCGTCTAAGATTTCTGCTCTGTCTTTACTATCCCCATTAACCTCTGCTGCCTTAAATCCTTTTTCGTTTAGAATGTCTCTAAACTTTTGCGAAGTCTTTACTAGTGGTAGAAATACTACTGTTTTTTTATCTATACAGTACTTAAGCATTTCGTCTGCAATCTGTTCTAGGTAAGGATCTAGCGCTGTGCCTACCTCGCTTGCCTTGAAGTCTCCTGACTGCATTGATACTGCGCTCAAGTCTAGCTCAAGCGGAATTGTTAAGGCCTTAATGGGGCTTAGGTATCCGTTTTTGATTGCCTTTGGAAGAGTGTACTCATACGCTAGGCTCTCAAAGTATGAGCCTAGATTGCGCATGTCTCCTCTGTCTGGCGTTGCTGTAACGCCTAGCACATTTGCGTTGCTAAAGTGATCTAGCACTCTTTGATAGCTGTCTGAAATGCAGTGATGAGCCTCATCAACCACAATTGTGTCAAAGTAATCTTTGTCAAACTGTGCTAGCCTCTTAGGTCTTTGTAAGGTTTGAACAGACCCAACCACAACCCTGAACCAGCTATTTAGACAGCTTTGCTCCGCCTTTTCCGTTGCTGTAAATATGCCTGTTGCTTTTGCAAGCTTGTCTGATGCTTGATCTAGTAGCTCGGAGCGGTGTGCCAAAATTAGCACCCGCTCTCCAAGCTTTACTCTGTCTTCGATGACCTTTGAAAAGACTATCGTTTTTCCGCACCCTGTAGGTAATACCAGGAGCGTTTTCTTGACTCCCTTCTCCCACTCGCTTGCTATAGCTGTTCTTGCTTCCTCTTGATAATCTCTTAGTTCCATTTTGTCTCCTTAGAAAGGAAAATCTTCCGCATTAAATCCAGTCTGCGCAAATCCTGGTACATCCTTATTGAGCACCTTTGTGAGGTCAACATCGTCCTTATAGATCATACGCTTAACCTCGTTGTACTTGTTGCCGTTGTACTCACGCTGTCCAAGCTTGCAAACACCTTCCTTGCCTGCAACTTCGTTCCAGTTCATCTTGAGTGGTTCGCCTTTCTTTTTAAGGCCGATGGCACCAAAGAACGCTGATAACATCCCCTCTGTCGAGCTGTGTAAGAATAGATTGTGCTTGAGCTTAACATCGCCCTCTGCGGTCTTTACAATGATGTTAACGATAGCCTTATTGCATGCTGGAAGCTTTCCGCCAGGTTGTGGCTGATGTCTGCCTCGCTCATAGCTTTCAACGATAAACTTGTAGTCTCCCTCAGGTAGTAGTAAAAACTCTCCACTGTCCTGGGTGATTTCGTCATTCCAATCAAACTCTCTGTCAAAATTCATGTTGCTCATTTTTTAATATTCCTTTCATTACTTGTTTGTTCTTGCGTTAACTATATCTTTAAGTGCTGAGTTCCAGTTCGCTATCAGCACGTTCCAATAATCTTGTGGTACATTGCCAAAAGGCATGTCCTTAGGGAAATGTCCTACCTTCTCCCAAAAGCCTCTCAATTCGTCTTCTGTGACCTCACTGATAGACATTAGGTCCTGCACTGAGAGAGGTATTGCATCATCATATGTCTTTGCGTAGATAGGGTCCTCCGGACGCAGTTCCTGCTTAGGAGTTTCAGCCGTCTGCTCAGTCCTTACAGGCTCTGCCTTGACATCAAAGATGTGAGCAATGCTCTCGTATTTCATAGGCAATTCAAACGGTAATCCGTGCCTATTCTTTGCGTCCCATGCTGGGTGATGTGCCGTATACATTACGCGTTCACCCCCCTGAGCTTTGTGCTTTGTTCCCTTGTCATCTACAGCAAATACTTGTGTTTTGTAGTTGCAGAAAAGCACTATGTCGGCCCACTCTTTTACAAGTGCAGCAGTCTTTCCTGTGGTCTTATTGCCAAGCTTAAGCTCATATCTGTCATACGCTCCCATTTCATCAGGCTGTTCGAACTTTCTTATGATTGCGTGTGCCGTAAGGATCACATTCACACCCTTTTCGACGATGTCTGATAGCTTGTTTAAGAACCTGCCTATTTCTTGCTCTAGCTTTATAAATCCCTCACCGTAGCCAAATCCAGTGATGTCCTTCTTGTCGTGTGCCATACAGATGTCTTCGATTACCATCTTTTCAACCCAGTCCACTGTATCAATCACTAGCGTCTTGCACGCTGTAGGATTGGCTGCGATGAATGATAGCTGATTTTTTAGCATTGTGTAGCTTGTTGGCTTATCCAACCTTGCAACGTCCATGTTGCTTGTCGAGCCCTCTATGTCGATAAATACCGGGTCAGGGAATCGTGAGGCAAGAGTGGACTTGCCTATTCCCTCAACTCCGTATATGACGACCTTTTGAGCCTTTGCGATTTTTCCTTTAGTGATATTCATATAGCCTCCTAAAATTTCCATTCAGCGATCGATGGTTCCTCGATAGCTGGTATATTCATTTCCTCTACTTCAGCGCCCTTTACATATCCATCTTCAATGATGATGCTGCATTCTTCACCAGTGCTTACTCTTGTAGCGATTGCCTGCAAGCCTTCTGCTTCGAGCCAGTCTCCAAACTCTTTTAGTGACTCCTGGTCCATCTGCTCAAGTTTGTCAAGTAGCACAAATCCACAATTAGAGTTCAGCTTGCGCACTATTGCGGTAGCGACTTTGAGCTGGTCAGAGCCACTCATGTTATCCCACTTAAATCCGTTGTATATGAGCTCGCCATCTTCAACAGATAGCCCCTTTAGTGGTAGGTCTGCGTTGTCTAGCAGTGCTGCCTTGCGTTTCCTAACGTCTGTGAGCGCTTCTGTGAGCTCCTCGTACTCGGCTCTGTAACCCCTTGCGTCTTCCTCGGCCTTGTCTTTGTCAAGGTTGGCTCTAACCTTTCGGTTGATTTCATCAATCTCTGTTATGCTCTTTTCAAGCTCTGCAGTTGATTCATCTACAAGGTTTTCAACGGACTTATTTGCTGTGACTAAATCCTGTATTGCGTTAGCAAGTTTAGTCTCGGCTTCGGATAACTCAAGCTTCAGCCTTTCAACATTCCTGGTAGCCTCTTCGTGTAAGCGCTGTATTTTTACAAGATTTTCGCGTTTTCTTTGGTTCTCGCCATTTCTTGCAAGGATTTCCTGCTGCTCTTTGATTAGGTCTGATGCAGAGACCAGGTCTTTAGGTGCTTCAGGATAATATTCCTGCTCTTTTGCAAATTTCTCCTTTTGGTCTGCGATCTGACCGATTGCGTGCCTGCGGTTGTAAGTGTCTTGTTCTTCCTTTTCGAGTAGTACAAGCTGCTCTCCCACTCCGATGATCTGTAGCAATGTGCTTGCCTTTTCTCTGCTTGATTGCTGCATAAACTTTGGCAAATTGAGCGCAAGCTCATCTATAAAGCTGTCTAGTAGATTCTGCCCTGCTTTGTTTCCATCTGGATCTATAACCTTTAGATCTGAGTTCTTGCCCTTACGTTCGACAATAAGGCCATTACTCATTACTATGTGCAGATTAGGTGGAATCGCTGAGCCTTCGCGCTGTGCCTGGCTAGGCTTAAACTTGTTGCCTCCGAGTGCCCAAGCGATACTATCAAGCACACTGGTCTTGCCCTGTCCATTGTTTCCACCGATGATTGTGAGACCGTTTGCAGTAGGCTCCATCTTTACTGCCTTTACTCGCTTTACGTTCTCAATTTCTAGCTTGTTGATTTTGATTGTCATTTTCTTCTCCTTTTGATATAATTAAGTTGTTGATTTTGATTGGCGCTTTTCGGAGCGTCTTTCATATTTTTTGCGATACAGCCCAAAGCGCTCTTGTCCATTACTTCCTTAGTATCCTTTCTGCGTATGCTTTGCCGTCCTCAGTATTGCCACTGTTGTAAACTGACAGTGCGTCCTCGTAGTTTCCGTATTTGTCATATAGGTCTGACAAGATAGCACATCCCAAAATGACGTTCTCCTGTGGGTCGAATAGACTCACGATTCCTAGTTCTTCCATCTTTTTCTTGTGGTGCTTCGGTTGTATCTGCATTAAGCCTATTGATTCTCCACCATCACCTACTGCGTTAGGGTTTCCCCCTGATTCCTCTTTGATGATTGCCTTGACGATGTTAGGGTCTACACCGCTTCTAGTTGCTATATCGTCAATCATTTCGTTTGAGATTCCCTTTACATCAATCTGTATATTGCTAACGACTTTGTATTCCGTCTGCTGATACACTTGAGGTGTGTCTATTGCCGTTGCTATGCCGTTTAAAGCAAGTACTGTCGATATAAAGAGCGTCGGTGGTATGATTGATTTAATTTTCATAGTGTCCTCCTTTCTAGCATCTTGTATGACTTGTTTATGCTGTTAATGTCTAGTCCTGCCAGGTCATATAAGACGTCTTTGTTTAAATAGTTGTCATGCTCACAGTACATCTTGATTTCTCGCCTTGTCATTTCATCGCGAGTTAGCTTTACAATCTTTGATGCAGTAGACCCTGCGCATCTAAATAATTTTTTCACATCGCTGGATGTGAAGTATGTAAGCGAGTGGTACATCTCAAATGCTGTCTTTACATCGGGTCTCACATTTGGAAATCTCATTTTGTGCCTCCTTTCTAATGCATTGATTAGTCTACAACGATTAACACTATTGCCGGACCATTAACACTCATAGCTAAATCCTTGTGCGGTTCAGCGTATATCATTTCAATGCCCTCTCTTTTTACGAGCTCGTCAACCAATTCTTTTGTTGATACATTCTTAATGGTTTCTTTCATCTCTCCTCGAATACTTGCGCCAGTATCACGAATGGCTCTCGCAATAGAGCCTGGAGTTCGTCTGGCGCATTCTTTAAACCATTCATATTTATTTATGCCAAGACTCCATCTTTCACCATCAAGCATTAAGTTCATCTCTGTCACATACTTCATTGGATCTCCGTTAAGCAAATAGATTCCTTTTTCTAAATCAACGTGTATAGATTTAAATTCTTTATAATCTTTCATTTCTCCTCCTTTCCGACTCGTGTAGTAACTTTACAAGTTACTTATTTCCCAAAAAAAATTTTCATTGGGTCTTCAATACTCAAATAGTCAATCATTATTTCGATTTCATCGCTACCGAAAACACCTTTACTCATTTTGTCATAAAATGTTTTAGGTGCTATGCCTATTGCTTTTGCAACATCAGTTTGAGTTTTGCCCCTCTCTGCAATTTTTCCTTTCAATGCATTTACATTAATCAATTCGAGCCCTCCTTTCCGTAACTTTACAAGTTACTTAGAATATATACCCTATTTTGTAACTTGTCAAGTCATTTTTTTATTGACTAAAAACATTTTTGTGATATTATAAGTTTACAAACAAGGAGGTGTGTAATGATGAGTATTGGTCAACGAATAAAAGAATGTCGAGAGTTATTAAAAATGACTCAAGAATCATTGGCTAATAAGATTGGAACAACCAAACAAACTATTTATAAGTATGAAAATGATATAATAACCAATATCCCTTCTGATAAAATTGAATTAATTGCAAAGGCTCTTGCAATAAGTCCTGCATACTTAATGGGATGGATAAACAACGATGGGGATTCAATTACAGATTATTATTATGATACTATCGAGTTTCTGTTAAATTTTCTTAAGGAGAAGGGCTATACTCCAATAGAAACAAATAATGGAGATTATATTATACTTGACAAAAATGAACAAATAGTGACAAAAATTTCCGAAGGAGAATTGATACATAAATATGAGCATGTAAGAATATTGAAAGCCCAATTGACAGCATCTAAATTATTAGGGTTAGAAGACCTCTCATCGGAGCCTGACCTAGCAGGCATAACAAACATTTCATTTCCAGCTTCTCGTCCTATACCAATTCTAGGGGACATATGTGCTGGCGAAGGGACCTGGTGCGAAGAGAACTTTGAAGGACACTTCTTTATTGACAGCTCAGTAAAAGCAGATTTTTGCGTGCGTGTTAGAGGTGATAGCATGATTGATGCTGGAATATTTAACGGTGATCTAGCTTTTATCAAAAAGACTTATGACTATACGAATGGCAAAATCTATGCTGTAAGAATAAACTCTGATTGTGAGGCAGTGCTCAAAAAGGTATTTTGGCAAGAGGATACAATCATACTCAACCCATGCAACGCAGACTATGAGCCGATTGTAACCGATGCTGAGGGCATGACTGTAATAGGCGAGTGCGTTGGTGTATTCCACTCAACGATTTCAATGTTTTAGGTGTCTATATGTATATAAGAACCGAACGCATCGACGAAGTAATGGTTTAAGGAGGAAATTATGGAATATTTAGGTAAAGTGGTGCGAATATGTGATTCACACACACTTATAATAGATGCCGGCACATACTGCGATTTAAAGGTCGGCGATAAAATACAAGTTTATGAAGTTACCGACGAAATTACTGATGTTGATGGGACTAAAATTGACGACTATTATTTTATCAAAGCATCTCTCACAATAACTCGATGCGAAGAAAACTACTCTATTTGTGAATCAAACAGCTATGTATCCCCTGCGATATCAGAAGCCTTAGCAAAGTTTGCGACATCCCCACTATTGTCTAATGTTTCTCGTAAAGAAGAATTGGATGTCAATATAAATGATTTCAAGCCGCTTAAAAAAGGTGATAGCCGAATATACGTCGGAGATTTTGTAAAATTGGCTTGACAAAGTTAACACTTATGATAAGATGGATTTAACAGAAATGGTTGCTTTCGAGGCGACTAAAAGATTCCTCTTGTCGTAAGATAGGGGGAATTTTTTTATGATACAGTATGATAAGCCATTTATGACATATGATGAACTTATAGTAAAGATGGAATCCAAAGGGATCCATGTAATAAACAAAGATTTTGCAAAAGATGTATTGAGTACTTGCTCCTATTATAACCTCATAAATCGTTATCAACATGTTTTTAAACACAAAACAATCCGAGAAAGGTTTAGGGAAGGCACAACATTCGAAGAGATATATACCGTTTACACACTTGATACTGCGTTAGCCAGCATTTTGCTAAAATACATCTTATACATCGAACGTGCTCTTAAAAGCAAACTATCCTATGTTGTTGCCGACAGATATGGTGTTTCTGAAGAAGCTATTGACGATGGCTCGGGTTTAATAAGCAGCTATTTAGATCGCAAGAACTATTCAAATTCGCACAACCTGAGAGATACTACATTGAGGTCAATTACCGAAGTTCTGGATTATTCTAAAGACACAGAACATACTATAGGTAATAAGAAATTTTATATAAGCTCGAGCCTAAGACATTATGCAACGAGACACAATCACATCCCTCCCTGGATTTTGGTTACCTCATTAAGTTTTGGTGTGACGACACAGTGGTACTCTATTCTTAGATCGGCTGATAAGACAAGAATTGCGAATTCTTTTATACGCGATCCTCAGCTTACCGAAGATGAGAAAAAGGAATATCTTAAAACATCGATAGATCTGATACGCCGTTACAGAAATACCTTAGCTCACGGAGGGAAAACTACAGATATTTTTATCGGAAGGATTCCTAAAAAACAATGCATACAACTTTCTAATGGACTTCTTTGCCGAGACGACTTTACGGGTGACAACATAACACAATCAGGAGTTCAAACAGTAATATCTATCCTTTTATCACTCATAAACGATCAATACATGGAAAACGCCTTAATCCAAGATGTAATAAATTTGTTTTGGCTATATAGGTCTAGGGATACAGATTCCTTCGGAAAAGGGATATGGGATGACTTGGGATTGAGCGGTGAATTCATGAATGGTCTGCTCCAAGTATATTCTGCTCCAAGTATATGATGGAATATAAATCAAAACAACAAAGCCCTCAGCCGAAACCGAGGGCGATGCATAAGGCTGTAAGGTACAACCCGTCTGAACAACGAAATTGTACCATTGCAGCCCCTTAATGTCAAATTAATGTCAAATAGAGGGGTATTTTTGTACCCAAAATCAAGGAGGTTGCCATGCCAATTTACAAAACAAACGAAAAGCGAGAGGGTCTATCCAAGTACAGAGTAAGAATAAACTATATTGATGACAGTGGCAAAAATCGTTCTTTGACGCGCATAGCTTACGGTCTTGCAGCAGCAAAAGAATTAGAAGCAAAGCTAAGCAGGAACAAAAATGAGCAGGTTCATAGCAATATGATGCTCCAGGATCTAATTGAATTATATTTTGAATTTAAACAAATCGATGTAAGGGAATCGACACTAAAGAAAGCCAAGGGAATTACTTATAAGTATATTTATCCTTTGGATATTCGCTTAAATAAACTTAGCGTGCGAAGGTTAAACGAATGGAAGCTATCAATAGGCAATCTGCCGCTTTCTCATACGATGAAGAAAAACATCTACGGTCAATTTAGGTCTATTTTGAATTGGGCCGTATCAAAAGAATATCTTAAGAGCAATCCTTTAAATAAAGTCGGTAATTTTAGGAATCCATATAAAGGGAAAGATGTAATACAATTCTATACACCAAATGAGTTCAAGCGATATATAGTTTACGTCCGCGAAATCGCTCTTGAGAAAGGTTTTTATGACTATTATGTGTTCTTTATGCTTGCTTATTTTACAGGAGCGAGAAAAGGCGAAATACACGCCCTTAGGTGGTCAGATTATAAAGACAGCGCTATAACCATTAGCAAAAGCATATCACAAAAACTATCAGGAGGGGACCGTGAAACACCACCTAAGAATATGAGTAGCAATCGCACCTTACAAGTTCCTGAACCTCTAAAAAGAGTGCTTGAGCAGCACTATGCTCAATGCAAAGATTTTGACGGCTTTAATGATAACTTTTACATAACTGGTGGATATAAACCGCTTAGGGACACGAGCATAGAAAACGTGAACAAAGAGGCAGCAAAACGAGCAGGGCTACATCACATCAGGATCCATGACTTTAGACATAGTCACGCCTCGCTATTGGCTAACAATAATATAAATATTTTAGAGATTAGCCGACGGCTCGGACATAAAAATATTGAACAGACATTAAATAGATATAGCCATTTTTATCCTGCAGAACAGGAGAAAGCTGTTAAAGTTTTAGACGAAATCAAGATATAAACGTGTACAGACCGTGTACAGAAAAAATGAACCGTTGAAATTTCAACGGTTCAAGTCGTTTTGGTGGAGATGGCGAGAGTCGAACTCGCGTCCGAAAGCATTTCCACTCGATTTTCTCCGAGCGCAGCTGATGAATAAATTTTC